GGTTCTACTTTTACAAATATGCTACTGTTGTCCTGCAAGGACTCTAGTAGAAACCCTTTCTTTGCATGGCAGTGATACACTTTGTTAGCGTCAGCTTGTGACACTATGTATGTCAGTGCGATTATCCATGCTACTACTAACCCCACCAAAAACGCTGGTAGATAATCATAAATGAACCTAATCATACCAATACCTCCCTTGTTAAGAATCCAATCGCAAAGCCAATGACTATGCCTAGTAAATACCAATTACGTTTCTTACGTCTTACTTCAATAGTTTCGTAACTCATTACGTTCTCCTTGTCCAAATTCCTGAATTTGGGAATTTGAGATGTTGATAAAATAAAGGGGCGAATTGCCACTTCTTAAACACCATTATAGCATTATATCTTGACATTGTCAAGTACATCGTCCCATGAGTCAGTGAGTGTCTGAAGGGTTGTTTTAGGTATTTTATCGTTAGCTTCGTTAGCTTCGTGAGTGTACTTAGTTTCTATTATAAATAATTTCCATAACCCTGCAGGTATGCGACATTGTCCTTTCTCCCACCTTGCCCATGTTGCTTGCGTAACACACACCAAACGTGCGCACTCATCTTGGGTAAGTTTAGCCCTCAGTCTGTGATTTTTTATGGTGCTTGTGTCAGGTACAAAGTACGTGTCTGTGCTCATGCCATCAACCTTTTTTCTTTCTTGTTTTTCAACACTCTTATCTTGACCGTAAATAACTCCCAATACGCTAATGGCATTTTGCTCTCGCCTATCTCCCATCTGCGAAAATGTCTGCTGTTCACGTGCAGTAAATTGCCTGCTTGTTCCTGCGTTAAATCGATCGATAATCTTAAATCTTTAATATCTTTTGGTTCGGGTTGTTTCAATATGTTCATACCTGTCCTCTCTACAGTTGGATTATTAGTATACACTTTTGTCCTGTTTGGTGTCAACATAGTTACGTGGTGCTTAAAAAATAGGCAGGCATTTTGTGACACTATTGTCCTGTTCTGTCCCAAATTCCTAAATTTATGATTTTGTGAATACGAGTTGTGGTGTGTTGATATACACTATTGTCCTGTTACCTATCATACTGTATATACATATTGTATATATTTGACACTATTGACCTGTCATACTGTATTACACTATTGTCCTGTTGTATAACTAAGTTAACTTTGTCATGTACACTATTGTCCTCTTTGACACTTTTGTCCTGTTGGGTAGACAATGTCTGTCATTTTGTTAAGCGTTTGATTTTATTAACTTTGTTAACTTTGTGGTGGGTACACTATTGTCCTATTCAAACACATTAAGTTATTGATTATATTGAATAAGTTTGTATTCAAACACATGAGTATCTGTATTCAAACACAGTAAGTGCTTGATTTAAAAGCAAAATGACATTCAAACACATGAATTGTACAATACTACACTGCGCAAACTGCTCTTACGAAGTTAAAGCAGTTAAAAACACAAATATACAATATGTATATTATATTTTATAACTCTAAAGACTATTTATAAGTGTTATATTGTTATAATGTTTGAATAGCCTGTAATCCCTTGCTATCACTGCGTTTGTATTCAAACACCTATTCAAACACTTCTACACAGTGGACAAAGTCTGTCATAATACAGTTATCCACAGGACAATACTGTAGCCACCCAGTATCGATCGAATTTTGCTGTCAAGTATTGTGGTACCAATACGGTCATACGGTCCTCATTGGACCAAAAAAAAGGCTACCGAAGTAGCCTTTTTTTGAAAGTTAACTAAGTTAACTTTGTTTGTTGATAAATGCTATTAGCTGAACAGCTCTGACTTTTTGAGTTTCGAGGTCATTATCTTTTTTAATCCAATCAGATATATTTTTAATTGAATCTTTGATAAGTTCCTTTGTATCTAAATCTTCAGCCTTGGCATTAGATTTAATTCTTTCTTTACGTACTTTTTTGATTGTGTTGAGCTCTTCAGCGGTGCCGTTATCCATTACGTCTACGGCTAACATAGCGAGGTCAGCGTCACTCATATGCGCGTATTCTGCTTCTAACTCAGCACGTTTTTTTGCTGTTGCTAACGCCTTAGCTGATTGAGGGCGCTCGAGTCCTAACTCTTTTAAGCCGTTGCGAACTGAGGTCATTTTATTTTCAGCTGTTTTTTCAGCTATGTTAAGAGCTGTGACCATTAATGATTTAATAGTGAGCATAACTGACTCCCAAAGCTCTTTGCTGGGCTCAGTACCTAGTAGCACGGCGGACTCCTGAATACTATCTTCAACGGCGTTAACAGAGCTTGAGAGCTTAGTAGCAATACTCATACATGAATCATTCTGAGAGTCTGATAATACTAGTAAAACTGGTCCCGCTTGTTTTGATTGTGACATTTTTATATCTCCTAAAGTTAATCCCAAAATCCTGAATTTAGGAATTTGGGAACGGCTAGGCGTAATTGCTCAACCGATAAACCCAATTATACAGCAATGGTGGACAATGTCAAGGTAACACACCCACCGCCCCCCCATGTAGACAACGGTCATCAGGGACTCCTGATACATCCTATACATAGTAATATGCTCAAATAATATATAATTTTTATAAAATCGATAACTAAACTTGACACTGTATAGCGCACCTACCCCCCTGCAAAACAAAAGGGCTTTGAAAAAAATATTTTGCAAAAAATTCATAACACTGGTCCAGTGCTATGAAAAAGTAGAATGATTCTCACTACCACATCAAAACTTAAATAGATGTAATATTTAATTATGGAAAATATATCTATATACATAATGTTTTTGTTATTGCTTTTTGCGTATTGTTTAGGCCTAGCATATTAAAATAAACACTTGAAATGTTAGAACAAATAATATATATTTGGGTCAACAACGCATACTATGCGCAAACGAAAATGGAAAAAGAATGTCAATTACAATCAAACCTGAAATTGATAAGCCGTTGCCCGATGATTACGATGACGAGAAAGCAACCACTTTTGACAAGAAAGTAAAAGTTGCTACGACTACAGCTAAAGTTTTAGTTGATGGCGGAGCGGATATACCTGTAAGCAGTCAAGAAAAAATAGAAGCTGAAGAACTGTTTAAAGCTTTTACAGATCCCGAAGTCAAGACAACTCCAAACAGCACAATAAACAAAGCTTTAAATACTCCAGCTACAGTGCAGCATTTGTATGCAATGCTTTCGGATTATGATCATCAAGTAGTGCAAGAAGCTGTGCAGCTCCGTAGGTTTATTACAAACAAACTTATAGAAGATACAGGGCTTACTGATCCTAGACATAGATTGAAAGCATTAGAGTTACTAGGAAAAATATCAGACGTAGGGTTGTTTAGCGAAAAAACAGAAGTAGTTATTAAAAACGATGATCCAGAAGAACTGCAGAACCAAATTAAATCTAAACTGTTTAAAATATTAGGACACGGCTATACAGTTGACGCTGACTTTGAAGAAGTAGAAAAAGAGTTGGGTTCTATTAAACACGAAGATCTGGATACACCTACAGATGACGATTAATATACCTGGAATTAATGAAGCTGATTTACAAAAAGCATTAGCTAATTTAAGCTCACTGCCAAAAAACGAACAAGTAGAACTGCTACATCTTTTAGATGCACTAGAAAGCAGAACACAATTAACTAACAGACAAAACACCTTTTTAGATTTTGTACACCATGTCTATCCAGGGTATAAAGTAGGAGCGCACCATGAAAAATTGGCTAGAATTTTTGAAGAAATTGCGGCCGGCAAGAAAAAAAGAGTCATTGTCAATATTGCCCCGCGTCACGGTAAGTCAGAGCTTATATCTTATTTGGCGCCAGCTTGGTTTTTGGGCAAGTATCCGCACAAAAAAATTATCATGGCGTCTCACACGGCTGACCTCGCGGTTAATTTTGGTCGTAGAGTCAGAAATTTGGTGGGTTCAGACCCTTATAAGGACATCTTCCCTGGCGTCGAACTTCAGGCGGATAGCAAATCCGCTTCTCGTTGGGGCACTAATTATAATGGGGAGTATTTTGCTATTGGCGTTGGTGGCGCTCTTGCTGGTAGGGGCGCAGACTTATTTATAATTGATGATCCACACTCTGAGCAAGATGCAAAACTAGGTAAACCAGAAGTATTTCTCCCTGCGTGGGAGTGGTTTCAATCAGGACCTATACAAAGGTTGATGCCAGGCGGTGCAATTATAGTGGTTATGACTAGATGGTCTAAATTAGACTTGACAGGACAGATAATTAACCAAATGGTAAAGAATGAAGATGTAGATGACTGGGAAGTTGTTGAGTTTCCAGCAATAATTGAGGATAAGGGCGGGAATGAAGCGTCATTATGGCCTGAGTTTTGGCCCTTAGAGGAGCTACAAAGCAAAAAAGCGGCATTAGATATACGATATTGGAATGCACAGTACTTGCAAAACCCAACATCAGAAGAAGGCGCGTTAATTAAGCGTGATTGGTGGAATATATGGGAAAAAGAAGACCCACCTAGCTGTGAATTTATTATTATGACGCTAGATGCTGCACAGGAGAAGAATAATAGAGCTGATTATAATGCGTTAACTACGTGGGGTGTGTTTTTTAACGAAGAAGTTAATAATTATAATATAATACTGTTAAATGCAGTAAAAGAACGGTTAGAATTTCCAGAATTAAAGCAACTATGCATTGATGAGTACAAAGAGTGGGAACCTGACTCGTTTATTGTAGAAAAAAAGTCAAACGGGGCGGCTTTATATCAAGAATTTAGACGTATGGGGATACCAGTTGGAGAGTTTACACCAAGTAAGGGACAAGATAAGATTAGCCGCGTTAACGCGGTTAGCGATTTGTTCAGTAGTGGTGTTGTTTGGGCTCCAGACAGACGTTGGGCGCGCGAAGTTATTGAGGAATGTAATGATTTTCCATCAGGCGCCAATGATGACTTGGTTGACTCTACGACCTTAGCTTTGGCAAGGTTTAGGCAGGGTGGATTTATTCGCTTGCCAAGTGATGAAGAAGATGATATACAGATGTTTAGAGGTCGCAATCATAAAAAATATTATGCAGTGTAATTTAAGGAGATAGGTTATGAAGGGCGTTAAGCATTATACAAAAGATGGTAAAGAGCATAAAGGGTCGTCGCATAAAATGAAAGACGGCACACTACACACAAATAAAGCCCATACTAAAACTTCAAAAAAATTAGTACATTTTAAAGACCTATCACAAGCAGCTAAAAAAAGAGCTAAGGGATAAAATTATGGCAGATATAGATAAGGGATTATACGCAGCTCCAGTTGGATTAGAAGAAATGGCTGAGAGCGAAGAAGCTATTGAGATTGAAATAGAAGATCCAGAAAGCGTAACGATTGGGATTGGGGATACTGAGATAGTTATAGATCCAAATGCTATGGATGAGGAGTCGTTTAATGCTAACTTAGCCGAAGAATTAGATGAGCGGTATATGTCTCAGCTAGCTTCTGATTTACTAGAAGACTACACTAACGACGTTAACTCCAGAAAAGACTGGTTAGAAACTTACGTTGATGGATTAGAATTATTAGGTTTAAAAATAGAACAACGCAGCGAACCATGGGAAGGCGCATGTGCTGTGTACCACCCGCTTCTATCTGAAGCATTAGTTAAATTTCAAGCTGAAACTATGATGGAGACTTTCCCTGCTGCAGGCCCAGTGAAGACTTCTATTATTGGAAAAGAAACTCCTGAATGTATTGAAGCATCTCAACGTGTTCAAGAAAATATGAACTATCAGCTCATGGATAAAATGCCAGAGTACAGACCTGAACATGAAAGAATGTTATGGGGACTGGGTTTAGCAGGTAATGCGTTTAAGAAAGTTTATTATGATCCAGCACTTGAACGTCAAGTATCTGTATTTGTACCCGCTGAAGATATGGTGGTTCCTTACGGTGCATCA